ATGGCAGGAATAACAGTACTGGCAATGAGTTGCGCCGCGGTGGGAAAGGATGTCGTCCCCGATGAGGCGCGGACCCGAGATATGATGCGCTGTCAGGATTATCTGCAACTGGATCCGCGCGCCTGGACGCCGATGGTGATTTGGCTGATGAACGATCCTTTTTCACTGGAGCCGCCGGAGTGGACCGACTTCCATGAAGCCGAGCTGGTGCTGACGCCGATCCTCACCGAAATCTGCCGTCAGGAGCCGGATGTCTGGCTCACCTCGCTGCGGGAACGGCTCAATTCTTATCAGCAGGTGCGGTCACTGAACTAAGCGACCGCGGTAAAACGGCAGAAAAAGTGACTAAATGCGCAGTTAGCGGCCTTCTTCTGCGCAAAGGCTCAGCAGCGGCCCGCTTTTTGCGACAGGGCGTCGCAGGTTTTGCTCGCTAGCGTCGGGTTGGCGCCGGCGCAGATGGCATCTGAGACGGTGCTACCGCCGCCCAGCGGGATCAGCCCGTAAAGCTTCGGCTCGGCGGCCTTCGTCACATAGCAGCGATGGCTGGTTTTGCCGATGGTGACCACAAAGTTGGTTTTCACATCCTGCTGCCTCGTATCGGAAATTGTCACCTGCGAAGCATCGACATTAAAAGCAAACGCGGCGGCCTCTTTCATTTTCCGTCGTCATGGGTGGTTTAGCTACGCAACCCATTAATAACAGTGCCAGACAGGTACTGATTGATATATCCCGTATTTTCATCATTTCATCCTTTTTGTAAGTCAGCGGGTTATATATAAGAGCGGGGGGAGGAACGCGTTGATTTCGATCAGCTGGCGCAGGCTATGGTTATTTTTCGGAAATTGACCTGTGTTGTTACATTTATCGTGAGTAGTATGAATTCCAGCATTGCAGGAATGAAAGATATTTTAAGACTACGTTGCGTAGTTAGACAGAAGTCAACAGGAGTGCGGCGGTTATGGGCTGCCCGAGATGCTCTGAGCAATATTTTGCTAAGGCAGAATGCTATCTGTTTTAGCGTAAGCGCAAATTTTCCCTGCGTTATAACGGACTTTTTATCCTCTTAATGGGATAGCGACAACACGCTAAGCCATGCGCGCTGCTCAGCGGTTTGTGGTGCCATTTTAAAATTCAGGAACAAAAAAGCCACTCTTTCGAGTGGCTTAATTATATGATTTTAAATCTAAAATTTGGTGGCCCCTGTTGGGTTTGAACCAACGACCAAGCGATTATGAGTCCGAACTATATTCTAATAAAAACAAAGATATACAGTTAAATCAAACGCATAGCATTTCGTATATTGTCGAAAAGTATTGCATAGTGCTGCGCTGTGCTGCCATTTTGCTGCCACTTATCAGGTTTAATGGGTTAAGTTGAACCGCTTCTGTCAGGTGGTCAGGGGCGAAGTGAGCATAACGCATCGTGACTTTAATATCTGTATGCCCGAGGATGCGTTGTAAGACTAAAATATTGCCGCCGCCCATCATGAAATGGCTGGCAAAAGTATGCCGTAAAACATGCGAAAGCTGACCGTCAGGAAGTTCAATTCCCGCCCGTTTTATTGCGCTCCTGAATGCTGAGTAACATCCGGTAAAGAGCGGTTTAGAGGTTCGGCTTTTGGGTAGTAATTCATAAAGCTCTTCACTGATTGGAACAGCTCGGTTCTTCTTGCCTTTCGTTTTGATAAAAGTGATTTTTCCGGGGCTTATCTGCTTTCCAGTTAAACTTTCCGCCTCACCCCATCTTGCTCCGGTTGCAAGGCAGATTTTAACAATCATGGTTAAATCCTCCGCCTTGCTTTTTTCACATTCCTCCAGCAAGCGAGCCGCTTCCTCAACTGTAAGCCAGGCCAGCTCAATTTCTGCGATCTTAAACTCTCTGACGTTTTCAAGAGGGTTGGGTGCTGTCCAGTCATCAAGTCTTTTCAGCTCGTTGAACATAGCCCGAAAGTAAGCTAGTTCAAGGTTAACCGTGCGAGGGGTGACAGCCTTAACGCGATCAGAGCGGGTTATTTTTCCGCTTAACCGCTGTTCTCTATAAGTTGAGAACAGTTTAGCGTTGAATTCTGTAGCGAGGGGATCACCCATCGCGAGACAGGCAAACTCCATTGCGCCTTTACGCTTTTCACCATCAGCAAGCGTAACGCCATGTGCGTTATACCAAGCTGTAACCAAATCCCGAACGCGGCGTTTATCAGTTTTCTCGCCCAGCCACGGCTTATCTTGAGCCTGATCTTTTATGTGACGCTCGAATGCTAAAGCCTCCCCTTTGGTTGCGAACTGGCGACGGATGCGCTTTCCATCCCTACCGTTTGGGAAAACCTGAGCCTGCCACTTTCCGTTAGGTAGTTTTGAAACAGCCATAATTCACATGCTCTCTGTACGAGTGATTATTTTCCCAAGGATTTTTATGTCATCAATTTTGCATTCGAAAGAGGCCTTGCCATTCTCAACTCGCACGCGTCCGCCGGGAAAGCGGTATAACTCGCGGACGCTTACAATCCCATCAATTTCAATGAACCAGAACCCATCTACCAATTCGCCATCGTAACGGTCAGCAAGGTAGGTCGTTTTATCAGCATTCAAGATGAACGGTGAATTCAAGCCCTCTGGAATTGTCGATGTATCAGCTATTACATCGTTTTGGGTTGAGATATTCCCATTCGTGATGTCCATGCGTTTTAAATAGGTGATATTTTCATCGTTGCCCCCAAGGAACCTGCTTCCTTCCCCTGTGCTAAGCCAAATTAGTGATGCTCCTGTTTCAAGATGACAAACGATCACCCAGTCGGCTGGGAAGGTATCGCGTGCATACCTGTTAGCCATAGTGCTTTGCGAGACGCCAAGCTGATGGCAGAGGGCTATGCGGGTAGTGAAACCATAAGCTTCCAGAATGCGAGCAATAACCTCTTTTCCGCCTCTATTTTGAGATATGAAATCTCGAATCAGCTTTACGTCATCTTTATTCGTTAAGTTTCGTGTTGACATGATGGTTTTGTGATCCTAATATCTCGATTCAAGATGTTTTGAATAGTGTTAAACAGTGCCTAATAGTGAGTTAGGCACCCAAACCGAGGAATAGTGCATCATGAGTCGCCAATTATCAATGCGCCCTAGCATCAATCTTGTGGTGTCTGAACCATTCATTACCCTGGATGAGTTCTGCCGCCGTACCGGTTACAAACTCAGCTACGCCCGCCAAATGATCCGTGAAGGCCGCCTTCCAATTCGTAAAAAGGAAGGGGTAAACAGCCTTATCGAAGTAAACATGTTCGCATTGACGATGGAAGCGGCTCAAGGCTGCGAAATCGCAATGCAAGCCTGATAGTTCCATTTTGGGATATAGAGAGGCCAAAAACATGTTTGATTTCAGGATTTCCAAACATCCACACTTTGAAGAGGCCTGCCGGGCTTTCGCGCTGCGTCATAACATGGCGAAACTGGCAGAACGCGCGGGAATGAATGTCCAGACACTGCGCAATAAGCTAAACCCGGACCAGCCGCACCAACTTACCGCACCGGAAATCTGGCTGCTTACTGATCTGACAGAGGATTCCGCATTGGTTGATGGTTTCCTGGCGCAGATCCACTGCCTGCCGTGCGTGCCGCTAAACGAAGTCGCTCGGGAGAAAATGCCGGACTACGTACTGAAAGCCACGGCAGAAATCGGCCGCGTAGCTGCTGGCGCTGTTTCCGGCGAAGCGCACACAACGGCAGGGCGCCGCCAGATTGTTGATAGCATCAATTCAGTTACTCGACTGATGGCATTAACCGCAGTGACGTTGCAGGCGCGCCTGCAGGCAAGCCCGGCGATGGCCAGCACCATTGATACAGTCACTGGCCTGGGTGCCTCGTTCGGTTTGATCTGAGGTGGCTATGTTGACTAAACAACCATCACTCGCATCTCTGCTCGTTAAGCAAAGCCCATCACCTCATTTCGGGCATGGCTGGATCATGGGGAAGGATGGCAAGCGCTGGCATCCGTGCCGCTCGCAGGATGCGCTGCTGGCTGAACTGCGTACTACTAAACAGGGGAAACCATGGCTATTGAAGGCGATTCTGCGACTGTTCCACTAAGTCCGGGGCATCGGCTGGATGGCCTGAATCATATTGCAGAGCTAAGGGCGAAAGTGTTCGGCTTGAATATAGAACCTGAACTGGAGCGTTTTATTAGCGATATGCGGGACCAGCGAGATATTAACCATAAACAGAATGAGCGTGCCTTAGCCGCCATATTCTTTATGGCTAAGATTCCGGCGGATCGTCATAACGTCAATATGAATGAGCTGACGACTGACGAAAAGCGGGAGCTGATAAAAGCAATGAACCATTTTCGTGCAGTGGTGAGCTTATTTCCAAAGCGGCTAACCATGCCGAATTAACCAGTAACAGAAATTAATGGCGTAAACCCGTCGGGCATTCTTTTGCCAAAATTCAGGAGAAACAACAATGCGAAATATCGAAACTCGTTCCAACAATATCGGCCCGGATGATGCAGGTCTTAACCAGATACTGACAGAGGCCCGCATGGAAGAACGCCGCGCACGTGCTGCGGCAATGGCTGCCCGTCTTGATAGCCTGGCGTGTCACATCACATCGCGCCAGCTTAATCACGTTGAGGCGGCGGAGCTGCTGCGCGTTGCTGCGGAAAACATCCAGAACGAAGCGCAGGAGATCCACTGATGGCTGATTCTATGGACCTCGTACAGCAGCGCGTTGAAGAAGAACTCCAGCGGCACATCCACACCGCCCGCAGTAAAGCGCCGGGCGTTTCCCGTGTCTTGTGCATTGACTGCGACGCACCAATACCGCTTGCCCGCCGCCGCGCTATTCCTGGCGTGCAGTGCTGCATCACCTGTCAGGAAATCGCAGAGCTGAAAGGCAAACATTACAATGGGGGGGCTGTATGAGCACCATCCTGAAATGGGCGGGCAATAAAACCGCCGTCATGCATGAGCTGAAAAAGCACCTGCCTGCAGGCCCGCGACTGGTTGAACCTTTCGCGGGTTCCTGCGCTGTGATGATGGCGACAGAGTATCCTCATTATCTTGTTGCTGATGTGAATCCTGATTTAATTAATCTATACAGTGTCATTAAAGACGACGCTGACCATTTGATATCTATAGCTAAAGACCTATTTGCTAAAAATAATTCAGCAGAATGCTATTACGATATTCGAAAAGAGTTTAATCATGGTCGTGATTGGCCCGCTGTTTGCCGCTCAGCTATGTTTATTTTTCTTAATCGTCATGGTTACCGTGGCTTATGTCGTTATAACCTTAAAGGTCATTTCAACGTCCCATACGGTAATTACAAAGCACCTTATTTCCCGGAAAGCGAAATCAGAGCATTTGCCGAAAAGGCAAAGCGTGCCACCTTCATTTGCGCCAGCTATGAGGAAACATTGGCAATGCTGCAGTCGGGGGATGTTATCTACTGCGATCCTCCGTATGACGGTACATTTTCCACTTACCACACTGACGGATTTACCGAGGATGATCAGTATCATCTGGCGTCTATCCTTGAGCGCCGGGCATCAGAAGGCCATCCGGTCATTGTTTCGAACAGCGACACTTCTCTGACTCGTTCCCTGTATCGAAATTTCACTCATGACCGCATTAACGTAAAGCGCAGCATCGGCGTTGCCGCGGGCGAAGGAAAAAGTGCTGACGAACTTATTGCTGTACTGAAGCCGGGAGTATGGGCTGGCTTTGATCTAGCTGGCGGACCTGATTGCTCTGTCGTGCATGAGGTGCGCGCGTGAGTCATCACGAAGTTGAAAAGCACGGCGGAGCAGAAGATTCCGCCGCTGCTTTTGCCTGGAATATACCTAAAAAGGCGATTAACCCATATCTGGACCCGGCGGAAGTTGCGCCGGTGTCAGCGCTTTCAAACCTGATCGCTCTCTACGCCAGCGACAACGAGCAGGAGCAGCTGCGCCGTGAGGCGATGAGCGATGAGGTCTGGGAACGCTATTTCTACAATGAAGCCCGTGATCCTGTTCAGCGTGAAATGGAGCAGGACCGGCTGATTAGCCATGCCAAAATGGCGCGCGAGCAGCAGCGGTTTAATCCCGATCTGGTGATTCTGGCAGACGTAAGCGCTGAACCATCACATATCAGCAAGCCACTGCTTGAGCGCATTAAATATTTCGAGGGCCTGGGCAAGCCGAAGGCATATTCCCGCTATCTACGTGAAACCATCAGGCCGTGCCTTGAACGCCTGGAGCGCGTGCGTGCCAGCCAGGTTTCTGCGTCATTCCGGTTTATGGCGAGTCACGACGGGCTGGAGGGCCTGCTGGTTCTGCCGGAAATGAACCAGGATCAGGTTAAGCGGTTATCTACTTTGGTGGCGGCGCACATGAGCATGTGTCTGGATGCTGCCTGCGGTGAGCTGTTTACGGATGAAGACGTTACGCCGGAAGAGATCCGCCGGTCATGGGAAAGGGTGGCCGCTGAGGCCATGCGCCTTGATGTTATCCCGCCAGCCTTCGAGCAGCTGCGCCGTAAAAAGCACCGCCGTAATCCGGTACCATACGAACTTATTCCGGGTTCGCTTGCCCGTATGCTCTGTGCTGACTGGTGGTATCGCAAGCTGTGGCAGATGCGGTGTGAATGGCGGGAAGAACAGCTGCGCGCCGTCTGCCTGGTTAACAAAAAGGCGTCCCCGTATGTCAGCTATGAGGCCGTGATCCATAAACGCGAACAGCGCCGCAAATCGCTGGAGTTCTTCCGCTCGCATGAGCTGACCAATGAGCAGGGCGATACGCTGGATATGGAAGACGTGGTAAACGCCAGTAGCAGCAATCCGGCGCACCGTCGTAATGAAATGATGGCCTGTGTTAAGGGGCTGGAGTTAATCGCGGAAATGCGCGGAGACTGCGCGGTGTTCTATACCATCACCTGCCCGTCACGCTTTCACGCAACGCTCAATAACGGCAGGCCAAACCCGAAATGGACCAGTGCAACGGTCCGGCAGAGCAGCGACTATCTGGTGCATACGTTCGCCGCTTTCCGCAAGGCGATGCACAAAGCCGGGCTGCGCTGGTATGGCGTCCGCGTTGCTGAGCCACACCATGACGGCACCGTGCACTGGCACCTGCTTTGCTTCATGCGCAAAAAAGACCGCAAGTCCATCACTGCGCTGCTGCGTAAATTTGCCATCCGTGAGGACCGCGAGGAGCTGGGAAATAATACCGGCCCGCGCTTTAAATCTGAGCTGATCAACCCGCGCAAGGGGACGCCTACCAGCTATATCGCGAAGTACATCAGTAAGAACATCGACGGCCGCGGCCTGGGTAATGAAATCAGCAAAGAAACCGGCAGATCACTGCGGGACAATGCCGAACATGTCAATGCCTGGGCTTCGCTGCATCGCGTCCAGCAATTCCGCTTTTTCGGTATACCGGGCCGCCAGGCTTATCGCGAGCTGCGTTTGCTGGCAGGCCAGGCTGCGCGACAGCAGGCAGATAAAAAAGCAGGTGCGCCGGTACTGGATAACCCGCGTCTGGATGCCGTGCTGGCGGCAGCCGATGCCGGGTGTTTTGCCACCTACATCATGAAACAGGGGGGCGTACTGGTTCCGCGTAAGCATCACCTGGTCCGCACGGCTTATGAACTCAATGACGAGCCATCAGCCTATGGCGATCACGGCATCCGTATTTATGGCATCTGGTCCCCGATTATTGAGGGCCGGATTTGCACGCATGCGATGAAGTGGAAAATGGTTCGTAAGGCCGTTGACGTTCAGGAGGCGCCAGCCGACCAGGGCGCTTGCGCCCCTTGGACTCGTGGCAATAACTGTCCCCCTGTGGAAAAAATGAACGAAAACGGGGCCGTAAGCGGACAGGATTTACCGGATATTGCGGGTATGGATGAGCGGGAGCTGCAGGAGTATCTCCATAGCATGAGCAAAAAGGAGCTGAGGGAGCTAAACGCACGGCTTCGCATGGTTAAGCCTAAGCGCCGGAAAGGGTACAGGCAAGATGTGGATAATCAGCAGCGCCTGCAGCTGGAGTATGAACTTAAATCGAGAGGCTTTGATGGTTCGGAGGCGGAGATCGATCTGCTTCTGCGCGGTGGCAGTATTCCATCCGGAGCCGGTCTGCGTGTCTTTTACCGGAACCAAAGGTTGCAGGAAGATGATAAATGGCGCCAGTGGTACCGATGAAGGGGGCGCATTTTCTGCTTTATCCTCCTACATCGGACACATCTGATTGAATGATAAAAACTATTTTACATCGAGAAAATCATATTATACTGTATATATATCCAGTGGATGTATATACAGTGTGGCAATATCCCTTTGAGGGTATATGGCAACGGATATCCCGTAGTGAGGATAGGAGGGAAAATGCAGGACTATCTTTTGGAGTCGTTAAAGCTCCAGCGTATTGATTTTTTTATCAAGCTTGTAGCGGCTAGTGAGTGCAGCGATGAAGAGAAGCGACTTGCTATCCAGTGGGTTTCTGAGCTGACTGATGAATTAATGGCGAAAATTCGTAGCCATGAATACAGCCGGTCAATGGATGTTTCCAGTTAGGGGGATGATCTCCATGCGTGTCGAAATAATGATTGATAAAGAGCAGAAAATTAGCCAGGCGACACTGGAAGCACTCGAAACCGAGCTTTACCGCAACCTGACCCCTTTATATCCCAAGACGGCGATCCGCATTCGCAAAGGCAGTGCCAACGGTATCGAGTTGACCGGCTTAAAACTTGATGAGGATAAGCAGCGCGTAATGGAAATTATGCAGCAGGTCTGGGAAGACGACAGCTGGTTGCATTAACAAAACGTTGCAGGCGATAAAACTGGTTTTTACCGCCTGCAAGGTTGAACAACGAGCAAGGCGAGGCGTTAGGCTATGGGGTCTAAAGACAGTAATTATCAGGTTATTTATCGCTATGAGCCGCTGCCGAAGTTTGTTCCGGGTGGTTGGGTGCTTTTTCAGCGGCCAAAATCCTGCGGCGGCGGGTTCTGGCTGGGTAAAACCTATGATGGTGTTTTTATGCTTGAACTTGATCGCCCGGTTCCCTTGGATGAGGGGATTAAGTACATCATCCTTTCATCGCGAATAGCTGAAAACTTCATGGATTTTGACGAGGATTTCAGGCTAACCTGAAAAAAAGAGAGTGCATGGCTATGCCGCATGAATCTGCATGATCGTTTGAGGATCGTTTTAGCTCCGGCCCGCCAGTTCTGGCGGGCTTTTTCATATCTCATGCAGGTGCATGAAAACCACTACACAAAGCGGGCAGGCGTGGCGGGGATACGAGCGCGCGCTGGAGGAATAAATGGAATTGAAAATGTGTATTGGTAGGGATAATCTTCAGTAAAACTACCTTACTAAGGATTGAAGATGAGTACTTGGAACCAAGCTTACACAGCAAGAGAGGACTTGAAAGCATATGGTGATAATGGATTGGCTTTGTTTGCTTTAGCATTACACTTCAGGATTGATGATATTGATAGCGTTGCAGCTGAGTCCATTACTGATGGACATGATGATAAGAAATGTGATCTCGTATACATTAATGAAGAAGAGGGATTTGCTGTACTTGCTCAATGCTATTTCTCAAGCAAGACAAGACAAGAGGCCCCCGCGAATAAAGCGAGTGACCTTAATATCGCTTTAGCATGGCTTCTACAAAGAAATTTGCCAGACGTACCAGACAGAATAAAATCATCAGCTCAAGAGATACGATCGTCAATCAAACAGGGGAAAATTAAAACGCTATATGTTTGGTATGTTCATAATTTGCCATCATCAGTGAATGTGACCCAAGAGCTGATTACAGTACAGCAAACGGCAACAACAATTTTGAATCATGATTTTAACGATGCTAAAGTGCAAGTTCATGCAGTGGAGGTCGGTGCCGAAAAATTAACTGAATGGTATAGTGAATCTCTTTCGCCAATACTAGTTGATGAGGAGTTCAATATAAAGGTGAGTGACGGCGGATATGAAGTTAAAGGAAATAACTGGGATGCATTTTGTACCACTATTCAGGGAAGGGACTTAGCCAGAGCTTATAGAAAACATAAATTAAAAATATTTTCCGCAAATGTCAGGGACTATCTTGGTTCAAGGTCTTCTGATTCAAATATCAATAATGGGATTCGTACCAGTGCAGAAAATTCATCGTTAGAATTTTGGGCGTATAACAATGGCGTTACAGTATTGGTTCATGAATATAAATTCGATGAAACGGCTAAGAACCTCGAAGTTAGAGGTATGTCAATAGTCAATGGCGCCCAGACAACCGGTGCTCTTGGAACGTTGCAAAGATTGCCTCCAGAATCAGTCAAAGTCCAAGCTAGGTTTATTAAAGTAAAAGATGCCGATGCGGATTTAATACAGAATATAATTCAATATAATAACAGTCAGAATAAGGTTGAGGCTTCAGATTTTAGAAGTACAGACAAGATTCAAAAACGCTTGAAAAGTGAATTTTCTTCTATTCCAGATGCTGAGTATGATGGCGGAAGGCGTGGAGGCGCAGAAAGTGTCATTCGCCGAAAACCCAATCTATTGCCCTCCTATACAGTTGGGCAGGCCTTGATGAGTTTGCATGGTGAGCCGACAGTAGCTTATAATCAGCGATCTGCTATTTGGACTAATGATTCTCATTATTCAAAGATTTTTAATGACAGCACGAAAGCTTCACATATTGTTTTTGCTTATTCTCTTATGAGGTGCATTGAGAACAAGAAAATAGCTTTGGCAAAGAAAGATAACTTATCAAAAAATGATAGCGCTCAGTTAGGATACCTCAGGCATCGAGGTTCAATACCTTTACTCTGTTCAGCGATAGCTGAATGTCTGGAGAACTTTTTAGGACGCCCTATCCCTAATTTATTTAGAGTTTCGTTTGGGAGTTCAATCTCTCCCGCTCAGGCTGAAAATATTTGGGAGCCTATTGTTGATGTGTGTCTGGCTTTAAGTAACCAGTTGCTACCAGCATTGGTAGATGGCGGGTTGAAAAGCCCAACAAAAGTAAAAGATTGTATATCCAATTTTTCACAGCTTATAACTGCAACAGCTCAAATGAATCAACCTGTTTATGAGGTATTTGAGAAAAAAATTAAACCTGCGTTCTAATTAGTAAAGGCCTCGTTCGAGGCCTTTAACCTGTGTTTATTGATCCAAAAATCAATCACCATCTAATGAATATGGTTCAAAGCGGATAATTTCATCTTTCAACCATTCATTTAGTTCTTGCAGGCGCTTCTGCAGTGGCATCAGTTCGTTGCGGACAAAGACGCGGCTGGCCTTTTCCACATCACCAAAGCCGCCGGTATTGTTGGGAATAATGCCCATCATCTGCGGCGGTACGCGGTGCGCTGCCATCATGTCATCGCGGCTCACGTTCTTGATGTTCAGAAATTCGTCTTTCGCCGCAACCTCCGATAACGGGATGATCTGGATGCCGTCCTTTTTACCGTTGGGTGAATACATAAACAGGTTGCGGAAGTTGCCCGGCCCTTTGGCGCTTTTCATGGCTTGGCGGATGTTGTTCACGTCCTCCTGATTCTGTGCCGCATCAGTCATGTACATGATGAACCCGGCGTGACTGCCGTTGATGTAATACTTACGGCGAAACAGCGTAGCGGACTCATTAAGCAGAGCTGAGGGGATGGCGGACAGGTATTCCGGCAGGCCGTAAATCTCCTGGTTAAGGTCCGGCTCCATCAGGTGAAATATGCTGCCTTTGGTGAACTCATACGGCTGGGTAGTCATGCCGTACTGCACAAACCAGTAAGTGTCGAGGTCGATCCCGCGTCGGGTGTACTTCGCCAGTGATGGCTCTAGCGACAGAATACCGCCCAGCCGGTTAGTCCTTTTCTCCAGATAAGCGTTACCAAATACCAGATAGTCTTGCACAAAACGGCTGAATGCCTCCTGACTCAGCAACGGGTGCGGGATAAACGTGCTGGTCAGAATATTACGCTTAACGGCAATCGGTGAGCTATGATGTACAGCGGCGCGATAGGTCCGCGCCAGCCCGTCAAAGCTCACCGGAGGCTCATACCAGCGGTCCATTTGCACACATTCTACGTAGTCAAGAAGTTCGCGGCGGTCCAGTACCGGAATGGGATCGCCAAAGCTGAACACCTGGGTAGTCGCTGCATCATTGGGTTGTACGTCAGGTGGCATCACATCCTGTGCGGTATTCTCAGTCATTAAAAAATCTCCACAATGTTGCTGGTATTGGCGGCTTCGCCCTGCAGCGGTTCATTAAATAGCGCGTGCATCGTTGCCCAGGCCAGATCGGCGTGGCTGGCTTCTTCGCTGCGGCTGGCTTCATAGGTCGGACGGTTGCCGCTGGCGGTAGTGGCGCGGCGGATAGCCATAAATGACTGCGCAATGTCGGTATGCCCGGCGTCAAACTCCAGACGGCGGTGGCTGATAATGTCGTATGCCTTGAGCACCAGGGCGTTTTTGACGTTGGGGTTATAGACAAACTCCCGCACGGCAGGGAAAAAGCCTTTTACGTTTTCATAAACACCATGACCGACGCCGGTGGAGTCAATGCCGATGTAGGTCACGTTATACTGCTGAGTCAGTTTGCGGATGGCCTCTGCCTGGGCACGGAAGTCCATTCCGCGCCACTGGTGACGCTCAAGGATGCGGAACTTACCGCCGGGCACCGTCGGTGGGGCAATGACTACGCAGCCAGCGCTGTCGCCGTTCTGGGTACCTTTCGCCGGATCATAGCCGATCCAGACTTCGCGCCAGCCGAACGGACGCAGGGCCAGCGCCTGAAAGTCTTCCCAGACTTCCCAGCTGTCCACCATGCAGGCCTGCAGGTCAGCCAGGGGGAAAACGGAGGCGAGATCGTCGATGAATTCACACATCAGCAGGTTCTGGTACTCGTCGGGGCTGTACTCCAGGCGCAGCTGGTCGAGGTCGAACAGGTTGCAGCCACCGCGCACGGCGTCCTCCACCGTCACGATCTGTCTGAACTGACCGTCAGCGCAAAGCAGACCGGCAGCAAGGGCTGAGTGGGTCAGGTCGATATCAACGCGATCAGCTTTTGCCCGCCCGCGATTGAACAGGGCGCCGGACCAGAACGGGTAAGCGCTGTGCGTCAGGCTGGAAGGCGTTGAGAAATAGGTCTGGCGCCATTTCTTGTGCAGCGCCATGCCGGAGGCGACTTTTCGTAGCTCCTGAAATTTCGGGATCCAGAAATACTCATCAAGATACAGGTTGCCGTGGTAGCTCTGTGCGGTGCGGGCGTTGGTCCCGAGAAAATACAGCGTGGCGCCATTTGGCAGCACCATGGGATCGCCCTTTAATTCCACATCGACTTCTTTGGCAAACTCGATGATGTACTGCTTAAAAACATGTGCCTGGGCTTTACTGGCTGACAGGAAAATCTGGTTTCGCCCTGTCATCAGGGCGTCCATCAGCGCTTCACGCGCGAAATAATACGTAGCACCGATCTGGCGCGATTTAAGCACGTTGCGGATGCGGTGCTTAATTCCTGCTTCCCACCAGTGGCGCTGATATTCAAACATTCCGTTGCGGAAAATTTCTTCCAGCTTTTCGATCTGTTCGTCGCTGAACTGGTTTTTTTCAGGTTGTTTGCGGGGGCCGCGGTTGCGGTTTTGCACGTTGGGGTTAAGGTCCGCCTCATTACCGCCGTTGTTAAATTTACCGATGCGGGCGTGGCGCTCGGACTGGCGCGCCAGCAGGTCTATTTCTTTAAAGTCTTTCCCTTCCTTGTGCTCCTTCATGATGAGCTGGCAATAGCGGGCGGCAGTGGTGAGCTGCATCTGATCGAGTGGGCCATATTCGCCCCACTTGTCGCGCTTTTTCCAGCTGTGAACGGTTGCAACTTTTTCGCCCAGCATTTCAGCAATGCGGGCTACGCGGTATCCCTGAAAATACAGCAGTAATGCCTGCCTGCGGGGATCGAGGTCTGCGGGGGTCATCGTTTCCATGGCACAAACATACGGCCTTGCCTGGCGCCTTTCCCCGGCTGGCCTTTGTATGGTTTACCGCACAAGGTCCGCGCGTTGTTTCACCCCCTCCATCGCAGCAACCATAAGGCCTCACAGAGTTATTTGATGGAGTCGGTCACATGGCTGTAAAAGCAAAGCGCTTCCGCATCGGTGTGGAAGGGGCAACGACAGACGGGCGCAATATTGAGCGTGCCTGGCTGGAACAGATGGCGGCGAGCTATGACCCGCAGGTGTATACCGCGTTGATTAATCTGGAGCACATCAAGGGTTATACCCCTGATAGCCCTTTCCGCCGTTTCGGGACCGTGGATAAGCTGGAGGCAGAGGAGATTGCAGACGGCCCGCTGAAAGGGAAGCTGGCCCTGTATGCGTGGATTACTCCGTCAGCGGATCTGGTGGCGTATACACGCAATCTGCAAAAGCTGTTTACCTCGATGGAAGTCAATACCAGTTTTGCCGATACCGGCAAAGCGTACCTTATTGGCCTGGCCGCGACGGATGATCCGGCAAGCCTGGGCACTGAAATGCTGCAGTTTAGCGCCAGCGCCAGAAGTAACCCCCTGGCAGGCCGCAAGCAAAACCCTGAAAACCTCTTTACCGCCGCCGAAGAAACGCTGATCGAGTGGGAAGAAGTCCAGGACGATAAACCCTCCCTGTTTTCCCGCGTTGCCGCGATGTTCACCAAAAAAGAACAGAACGATGAAGCGCGTTTTTCTGACGTGCATCGCGCGGTGGAGCTGATTGCTACTGAACAGCAAAACCTGAGCGAACGCACTGATCACTCACTGTCTGCGCAGGATGCGCGCATTGCTGAGCTGGAGGCCTCCCTGCAGGAACAGCAGACCGCTTTTGCTGAACTGGAGCAGCGGCTGAGCCAGGAAGACAGCCGCAAAGATTATCGCCAGCGCGCGCCGGGCGGAGACGCACCGGCAGGCACACTGACCAATTGCTGATGGAGCATAAGAACCAATGAAAAAGAAAACCCGTTTTGCCTTTAACGCCTACCTGCAGCAGCTGGCACGCCTGAACAATGTGGAAGTGGAAGAACTTTCCAGCAAATTCACCGTTGAGCCGTCGGTACAGCAGACGCTGGAAGACCAGATACAGCAGTCCGCTGCCTTTCTGACGCTGATTAACATCACCCCGGTGGATGAGCAGTCAGGCCAGCTACTGGGGCTGGGTGTTGGCAGCACCATTGCCGGAACCACGGATACCACCACCAAAGAGCGAGAACCAACTGACCCGACGGTGATGGCGGACGTGGAATACAAATGCGAACAGACCAACTTTGACACGGTGCTGACCTACGCAAAGCTGGACCTGTGGGCAAAATTCCAGGATTTCCAGGTGCGGATCCGTAACGCCATCGTGAAGCGCCAGGCTCTGGACCGCATCATGATCGGGTTCAACGGCGTGAAGCGTGCCAAAACCTCTGACCGCGAAGCCAACCCGATGCTGCAGGACGTAAATAAGGGCTGGCTGCAAAAAATCCGCGAAGATGCGCCGGATCATGTCATGGGCAGCGAAACCAAAGAAGGTGTGACCACCAAAGGCGCCGTGAAGGTTGGTAAGGGTGGCGATTATGCCAACCTGGACGCCGTGGTGATGGATGCGGTCAACGAGCTGATCGACCCGGTGTATCAGGATGATGATGATCTGGTGGTGGTCTGTGGCCGTGAGCTGCTGTCTGACAAGTATTTCCCGCTGGTTAACAAAGACCAGGAGAACACGGAGAAGCTGGCCGCTGATCTGATCATCAGCCAGAAACGCATGGGGGGCCTGCAGGCTGTACGCGCGCCGTATTTCCCTGCGAATGCACTGCTGATCACCCGCCTGGATAACCTGTCCATTTACTGGCAGGAGGATACCCGCCGTCGTTCGGTTATCGATAACCCGAAACGTGACCGGATCGAGAATTTCGAGTCCGTCAATGAAGCGTATGTGGTTGAGGATTACCGCTGCGCGGCCCTGGTCGAAAACATTCAGATGGGGGATTTCAGCGCGCCAGCTGTACCGGAAGGCGAGGGGGCATAACGCATGAGCCTGAGTCCCGCACGGCAGCATCGCCTGCGCGTCCAGGCTGAACAGGCCGCCCGACAGGGCGGCAATGTTCGCCACGCGACGGGGTATGACCTGATGCTGATGCAGCTGGCGGAGGATCGCCGCCGCCTGAAAGGTATCCAGTCCACCGTGAAGAAAGCCCAAATCAAAGTGGAGCTGCTGCCCCGTTATTCCGCCTGGGTGGAGGGGGTGCTGGTTGCTGATGGTGCCCGGCAGGATGACGTGGTGATGTTTGTAATGCTCTGGCGTATCGATGCCGGTGATTATGCCGGTGCGCTGGATGCAGGGCGTCATGCGCTGCGGCACGGATGGGTGATGCCCATCGGAAACCGTAACGTCCAGACGGTGCTGGCAGAGGAAATGGCAGACGCTGCGCAGGCCGCTCTGCTGGCAGGTGAATCTTTCGATGCCGGGTTGTTACTGCAGACACTGGAGCTGACAGACGGCCAGGATATGCCAGACCAGTCACGGGCACGCCTGCATAAAGCGATTGGCGCTGTACTGACCGAAACCAGCCCGGCCTCCGCCCTGAATCACATCAATCATGCGCTGCAGCTTGATCCACGCTGTGGCGTCAAAAAAGAAAAACAGCAGCTGGAGCGCAGATTGCGCAATGACAGCCGTTAACGGAACGTGCCCCGCGCACGGGCGGCACGGGGTGGCGAAAGGCTTTTGCCACATCAAAACCCCGTCCACCGCCCACTATTTCAGGAGAAAGCCCGCATGAAGTTTGTTGCGCCTGAGCAGGCGCCGGGACAGGCAGAAATTATCAAAAATACGCCGTTCTGGCCCGATGTTGATTTATCAGAGTTTCGCAGCGTGATGCGGACGGATGGCACGGTGACGTCCCCCCGTCTCGGACAACTCATCCGGTCTGCGATGTCAGAGGTCAATGCGGAGTTGTACGACTTCCGCAAGCGCCAGCAGGCGCTGGGATTTATGACGCTGGCCGATGTACCGGCGGACTTGCTGGACGGTAAAAGCGAACGTATTCACCACTACCACAACGCCGTTTATTGCTGGGCACGTGCGCAGGTGAATGAGCGTTACCAGGACTACGACGCCACGGCCTCCGGTGTGAAAAGGGGGGATGAGCTGGCGGAGGCCAGCGGCGATCTGTGGCGTGATGCTCGCTGGGCAATTAGCCGGGTCCAGGATGCGCCTCACTGTACGGTGGAGCTGATCTGATGAAAGTGCGTGCGTACCAGGGTGACACGGTGGACGCGCTTTGCTGGCGTCATTACGGACGCACGCAGGGCGTCACGGAGCAGGTATTGCAGGCAAATCCGGGGCTGGCTGAGCACGGCCCGTTCTTACCACACGGGCTGCAGGTGGATCTGCCGGATATTGCCACCACTTCCACGGTGCAGACCGTCCAGTTATGGGACTGAAATATGACGCTTGAACGGATCAGCGCCTTCATCACGTACTGCATCGCTGTACTGCTGGCATGGATGGGAGATTTATCGCTTAAGGATGTGTCGACAGTGGGCGGTGTGTTGATTGGCGTGCTGATGCTGGCCATCAACTGGTACTACAAACACAAAACCTACCAGCTGCTGCGCGGCGGAAAAATTACCCAGGGGGAATATGAATCCTTCAACCGTTAAACGCTGCCTGGTAGGGGCGGTGCTGGCGATTGCCGCCACCCTGCCGGGCTTTCAGCAACTTCATACCTCAGTGGAAGGGTTGAAGCTGATAGCCGATTACGAGGGCTGCCGCCTGAAGCCGTATCAGTGTGATGCGGGGGTGTGGACCGATGGCATTGGCAATACGTCCGGCGTGGTGCCGGGGAAGACCATCACGGAACGGCAGGCCGCCGGGAGTTTCATCACCAACGTTTTAAGGGTGGAGAAGGCGCTGGGTCGCTGTGTCCTGGTGAGCGTGCCGCAGAAAGTCTATGACGCGCTGGTATCGCTGGCCTTCAACGTGGGAACCGGCAATGCCTGCGGTTCAACCATGGTGAAGTTTATCAATCAGAAGCGCTGGCGCGATGCCTGCTATCAGTTGCCGCGCTGGGTATACGTCAAAGGCGTATTTAATCCGGGGCTGGACAACCGACGCGCGCGGGAGCTGTCCTGGTGCTTAAAAGGAGCGTAACGAAATGAAAAAGAAACTGATCGGTGGGTTATTTTCGGTGCTGTACACGGCGCTGATGATTTTTAGCCTCTTTGTTCCAAACAGTATTGTTCCGGCACTGGTTACAGCCTTGACCTGGGTAGCCTGCCTGCTGAGCTGGGGAGCAGTGCTACTTTGCATGGCTGGGTGGTATGCGGGCGGCACACATCGGGGAGAGGCAAAGCAGGCGCTGACGCGCTTTTTCAGTACGCCAGGAAACCAGGTGATCAGATGGGCAAGGTGTTCACTGTTTGTGATTTTTCTCACCTTTACGGGCCACGTTGTCACCCTGGTATTTTATCTGCTGACGCTGGTCGCGCTTAAGGTTCTGCGTGCGCAGATTATTGATGCGGAGCCGGTGACGGTATGACGAAGGCGCTGGCGGTAATTCTGGCGCTGGTAGTGCTGGCGCTTGGCTGGCAGTCATGGCGGATGAAGGAGGCCAGCCAGACCATTGAGCAGCAAGGGCGGGATCTGAAAACGACAGGCGAAAAACTGGCAAAAACGAACAGCCAGCTGATCGCCTTGTCCATCCTGTCCGAAACCAATAACCGGGAACAGGCAAGGCTTTACGCGGCGGCAGAAAGTACAAACGCCCTGTTGCGAAGCCGTCAGCGCAGAATTGAGGAGTTAAAACGTGAAAATGAGGATTTACGCCGCTGGGCTGACACTCTTCTGCCTGCTGACATTATCAGGATGCGCGACCGTCCAGCCATCGCCGGAGGTGCTGCTTACCGTGAATGGTTGTCCCAGAGTGACGCAGTGCCGCCTGGAAAAGTCGGCGGCACGCACTAACGGCGATCTGCTGACCGCGCTGGATGAAGCGGAGGCGGCCTGGGCGGTCTGCGCCGATAAAGTGGACACGATAATTTCCTGTCAGGAGCGAAACAGTGAACAAGCCTCAATCCTTACGCCGCGCCCTGAATAACGCGGTGCCATATGTCCGTGATAACCCGGATAAGCTGCATTTGTTCGTTGATAACGGATCGGTGGTGGCAACCGGGGCAGCGTCACTTTCATGGGAATATCGTTACACCCTGAATGTGGTGATTGTGGATTTCAGCGGCGAGCAGGGGTTATTGATGGCGCCGGTGGTGGCCTGGCTCATGGAGAATCAGCCGGATGCCATTCATAACCCGGAACTGCGGGAAAAGTTGCTTTCCTTTGAAGTCGATATTTTGCGCAATGATATCTGTGATATCAGCCTGAACCTGCAACTGACAGAGCGTGTGATAGTCAGCGCTGACGGTGACGTGTCCAGCGTCGAAGCAGTGCCGGAACCGGACGAACCGGACGAAATGTGGGCGGTGAGCCGTGGCTGATCTGCAGGAAGTTGACGCCTGGTTAGATGCGCTCTTGGCGGGTCTGGAGCCTGCCGCACGTAAGCGCATGATGCGGGAGCTGGCGCAGCAGTTGCGCCGCAACCAGCAGAAAAATATCAGGATGCAGCGCAACCCGGACGGGACGGCTTACGAGCCGCGTCGCGTGACGGCCAGAACGAAACAGGGCCGCATCCGTCGGCAGATGTTTGCAAAACTCCGCACAACAAAATACCTGAAAGCCGTCGCCAGCCAGGACTCGGCAAGCGTCGAGTTTGAGAGCCGTGTGCAGCGCATAGCCCGCGTGCATCACTATGGCCTGCGTGATCGGGTCAGCCGTAAAGGCCCTGTGATTACTTATCCGCATCGACGATTACTAGGAGCTAATCATCATGTCATTGAGTTAATTCACAATAGTTTATATAGATGGTTGCTTAATTAATTTTCATTTTTAAATTTACTTTTTGTTTGTGCTATAGCCTCTGTTAGCCCTGCAATTAATTTTTCTTGTGGAGGATGCGGGGTTTTATCAAAGCTGATATTGTGATTCCTTAAGGCATCTAGAGTAGACGAGAATTTTGATATATCTCCCCGAGATAGCATATATGCTATCTTTTGGTTCTCATAATCATTGCTAAGTTGCATGTAATATTTGGTAAAAATAACAAATATGCGTGTTACATATCCTATAAATAAAAGAACGGAAAAGCTAATTAATATAGAGGCTATTGAATCGGCTATTTTTTCTGACTTGTCTTTTTTGAGGTAAATTAAATCACCCGGTTGTAACTTGAATCTATCATTTCTAGCGGTGTTGGCATCGCTAACGCTATTATTTTTGTCATGTAGGTTTTGTGTTTTTGTATTGAAAAAGTTCTCTAAGGCTTTTGTGTAGTTATTTAGAATAGTGGTTGCTTGATATAGTTCATTATTTCCATCAATCATGCTTGATATGAAATTTGTTATTGGGTTGTTGTTTTTTGATTTGACTGCGAAGATTCCGGTTAATACTAGGGCAGTGGCCAACAAAAGAATGTATATAAAAGTGATTGTTATTCTTCTTGTGCTAATACTTCTTGTGTTTAGCTCTTTTAAAGTTTCTAAATAAATTTTTTGTTCTTCGTCCATATCTTTCTCTCTTGCTGTACCAGAAGTATTGTACTGTTGTTCATACAATCTACCTGAACTATCTAAAAAGTCGATAAACAGTCATCCTGATTGGATGAATACTCAACTAACCGAAATCATGCGCCTTATCACTAATCTGATCCGCACCGGCATTGTGACCGAAGTGGACCGGGACGGCTGGCTGTGCCGGGTGAAAACGGGCGATCTCGAAACCAACTGGATTAACTGGCTGACCTACCGTGCAGGTAAATCCCGCACCTGGTGGTGCCCGTCTCCAGGGGAGCAGGTGGTGCTGTTCAGCCTGGGCGGCAATCTGGAGACAGCCTTTGCGCTTCCGGCCATCTACTCCAACGCCTGCCCGCCGCCGTCAGACTCTGAAAGTGCGGACGTGACCGCATACGAGGATGGCGGCTGGTTCGAATACGACCCCGCCACCGGGCGCTGGATTATTCGCGGCGTGAAAAGCGTGCTGATTGAGTCTTCGCAGGTTGTCTCCTGCAAAACCGGTGAGTTTGTGATCGAGGCTGACACCACCCGTATTAACAGCAATGTGATCCTGAACGGCGATGTGACCCACGGCGGCGGCGCGATGACCTCAAACGGCGTCGTTGCTGATAAGCATAAACACCCTGGCGACAGTGGCGGAACGACGGGAGGCCCATTTTGACGCTCTATATCGGAATGAGCCGCGATACCGGCAGAGCCATTACGGAAACTGACCACCTGCGTCAGTCGGTGCGTGACATTTTGCTGACCCCGCAAGGCAGCCGGCTTGCGCGCCGGGAGTATGGTTCCCTGCTTTCAGCGCTCATTGACCAGCCGCAAAACCCGGCGCTGCGCCTGCAGATCATGGCTGCGGTGTATGTGGCGCTGCGGCGCTGGGAGCCGCGGCTGCAGCTGGACACCATCACGGTTAACAGCAGCAGCATGGATGGCGCAATGGTTATTGAGCTGGCAGGCCAGCGTAATGACGGCGTGCCCGTGTCCCTTTCCGTATCGACAGGAGCAGACAATGGCCGTTATTGACCTTTCCCAGCTGCCGCCGCCGCAAATTGTGGATGTGCCGGATTTTGAAACCCTGCTGACTGAGCGTAAGGCTGAATTTGTCGCGTTATTTCCGGCAGAAGAACAGGAGGCCGTGGCCCGCACCTTAACGCTTGAATCTGAGCCGGTGGTGAAAATGCTGCAGGAAAATGTGTACCGGGAGCTGCTGCTGCGCCAGCGGATTAACGAGGCGGCGAAAGCCGTGATGGTGGCCTATTCCGGCGGGGATGACCTGGACAATTTAGGCGCGAATAACAACGTACAGCGACGGGTGATTACGGCTGCGGACGACACCACAACGCCGCCCACGGAAGCGATCATGGAATCTGACGCGGATTATCGCCAGCGAATCCCGGCGGCCTTTGAGGGGATGAGCGTTGCCGGGCCAGTCGGAGCCTATGAATATCACGCGCTTAGCTCGGATGGTCGGGTGGCGGATGCATCGGCGTTCAGCCCGTCACCGGCGGAAGTAGTGGTGACTATTCTGGCCCGCGACGGCGATGGTACTGCGCCGGAAGACTTACTGCAGGTCGTCAGTGAGGCCCTGAATGATGAGGCTGTGCGGCCGGTGGCAGATCGGGTGAGTGTCCGATCTGCTGAGATTGTTCCCTATGAAATTGATGCGGTTCTTTATGTCTATCCCGGCCCGGCAAAAGAACCCATCCTGGCGGCCGCGAAAGCGCAGGGTGCAGCATACATCAACGAGCAGCGTCGCCTGGGGCGTGATGTGCGGCTGTCCGCGATCTATGCCGCGTTGCATGTTCAGGGTGTCCAGCGCGTCGAACTGATGAAGCCCCTGGCGGACATGGTGTTAGATAAAACGCAGGCATCATATTGCACCGATTTTAAAGCGGTAATTGGTGGCTCTGATGACTAGCAGCCTGTTACCGCCGGGTTCGTCCGCGCTGGAGCGCAGGCTGGCGCAGGCCTGTTCTGGCATTAGTGATTTAAACGTGCCGCTGCGTGATCTGTGGAACCCGTGGAAATGCCCGGCAAAGTTTCTACCGTATCTGGCCTGGGCTTTCTCCGTTGACAGATGGGAGGAAACCTGGACAGAAACAGTTAAGCGGCAGGCGGTCAGCGATGCTTTCTGGATCCATCAGCGCAAAGGAACGGTGGCGGCAGTTAAGCGGGTGATTGAGGGGCTGGGTTACTCAATGACTCTTGAGGAGTGGTGGAAAGTAGCCGACCCAGCAGGGACGTTTCGGCTTGAGATCGATTTGAATGAAATCGGCATCACGGAGCCGATGATTTACGAGCTTGAGCGGATTATTGGCGATGCGAAGCCGGTCAGTCGCCATATATCGCAGCTCACGCTCTCTTTGAGTGTTACGGCTTTAGCCAGTATTGGTACTGCGTTTATTGATTCAGAAGTCATTACAGTGTACCCGCCCGAATATGTCCCGGATGGCGGTATTTATTACGACGGTCAGCAGCATTATTCCGGCAATGTTTATTTTTCAGGAAAGTGATATGACGAAAATTACCGAAACAATTAAGTGGGCTGATGAAATTTATCAGATTGCCCGTCTGGATAAAGTTGAAGGCGGTGCAACGGGTACCGCTAATATTCAGGCAAAGCAGTTAGCCGCCCGTACACAATTCCTGAAAACGATGCTGGAAGGGTTTACCGATTATCGGGAATCCACTTTCTTCAAAACAGCAGAAGACCCGGACGGGACGATTGCCGGGCGTGCCGCCACGCCCGCCGGTAAAATTTTCCGCGTGGCTCAGGGGCCTGAGGCTGATGAGTCGTTTATTTTCTACCTGAATGCTGACGGCGTTGCAGTACCGGTCGCATTCTATGCCGGGAAAGGGTATGTGGATCGCCGAATCGTGCCGGGGTCATTCAGCGGCAAGATGCTGCCCCTGGCTCACGGAAGCAATGATGTCGTTCCGCTCTGGCTGGATGATGGCTGTCTGGATGCCGCCGGTTTAGGGCCGCAATTACAGGAGTTTGTCGCCGGAATACCGAATATGTGGGCGCGGCAATATCTCCCGCAAAAAAACTTTAATCCTAAATTCTTTCCCGCCTGCTTTGGCGATAACGACGTTGTCCCGCTGTGGTTTGACGATGGATTCCCTGACGCTGCCGGGCTGGGGCCACAATTACAGGCGTTTATTAAGAATCTGGTTGGTGATGGTGGCGGTGGAACCGTTAGCGGTGAAGTGACAGATAAAACCTTTATTCAGGGCGATACCTACCGGTTGCAATATAAGTTTGCGCGTTTATTCGTCGGCGAACAGGTAGGGATTCATTATGCCTGGACGGGGGATTCCTGGACGGAAAAAAACACGATCCCTCTGTCGTTCCTGAATCAGATGGGCGGGAAGTATAAAGACCCTGGCTGGATAAGTTGCTCTACGCGCGGCGATGGCGTCATGGCCGGTATTACGCTGAAAACCAGCGGGTTTACTGTCTATGACGGAGACAATGAGCATAATAATGCCGCGCCGCGTTATGGTGCAGGCCCGGACGGGAACGCCATGTACAATACCGGCAGCGTGGCGTATATGACCTGGTCAGGGGTTAAGGCCACCGATTTAACGCTGTTTTATTACGACGGCACCGGATCATTCAGCGTCATCATTGACGATGTTACGGTGGCGACCATCAACGGCGGCAATACAGGTAAGGCGCTGGCGCATAAACTCAGCGGTCTGGCTTCCGTTGCGCATACCGTGAAAATCCAGACTGCCGGAAATGGAGTTGTGTCTATCCTGGGGATGTACGGTAAAGATGCGTCGAATCAGTCTGGTGTTACTGTCTCCCGCATGGGGAATGGCGGAGCAATGGCGTCGGATTATCTCAACTGGAAAGACTGGATCGCCCCTGTCGCGTCAGCTCTGGAGATTGATTTACTGTTTATCGTGCTGGGAACGAATGATTTTCGTAAGTCCGCCGGGACAGAACAATATCGCAATGGCATTCAGACAATTATTGATAAACACAAAGAGGCATCACCTGATATTTGTATTTGCCTGGTATCGCCGGGACAGTGCAGCGCATCGGGAACGCCTGCCCTTTCTGAATATGATAAAACCATGCGCGAGCTGGCGCTGAAAAATAACATCAACTTTATCAGCGGGTATGAATTATTCCCGAAACGATATGATAACTCCGCCGGTGCATGGCAGGACACATTACACCTGAGCAGCAAAGGCGCATATATCATTACCCGAATGGCTAAAGAAAAATTTTATCAGGAGTAAATATGTTTACATCTCTTTTTCTCGGCGGCCCCGTCCCCTTTAAAGCGGGCATGAAAATGATGGCTGATTTTGAAAAAATAAACTGGTTTCAGGATTTTCCTGAAACGGATGGCATCCCTTTTGCCGGGTATTATTGGGGGACAAACACCAGTGATATTACTCTCAACTCTTTTGATTCTGATAAACCGCTGATGGTTAACGGGGTCGTGGAAAACTCGCAAGGGTTTGTTACCGTAAGTCGCGATAATTACTTTAATACCCAATACAAGGCCTCGGTCGCGCTGACCGTCGCAGGGGTGATGCGCAGGGCAGCGGCAGGCGGGGGAGCTAACACCTATGCCGTGGCAGATTTTTCTGGCGCAGCAGCGAATGCTCATGGTTTTGGCATCGGTACAGCAGTTGACGGGCGTCTTTTGGTAGCGCTCCAGAATGCGGGGGTGTCGGGGCCAGCCTATGCCTATGCCTCATTCCCGGAATCTATTCAGGTGGGCGATTTTTTTGCGTTCACTTCGTTTATTCGCCAGGGGACGATTACGATTGCCATTTATGACCCCTCTACCGGGAAATATGTTTCTAGTGCGTCCTCCGTGCCGGGATATATTGCAGCAGGGGATAAAGATATTTTAATCGGTTGTAAAACGGATAATAACAACTCCGGGTTATCAACCGATTTTAAGTCGGTGGTTTTAATTAATGGCTCTTTGACAACAGAACAACATATTGCCGTACAGAAATATCTGCTGGAGATGGCATAAGGGGGCTGTATGGCAGAAAAGAAATATTCAGCGGTTCTGACGGAGGCCGGAGAGGTTGCGCTGGCAGAAGCTGCGCTTTCTGGCATGCCGGTTGGTTTCGCGCTGATGGGCGTCGGTGATGGTAACGGCATGCTGCCGGCAGCGTTAGCCTCTCAGGATGGCCTGATTAACGAACGATACCGGGCGCCGATTAATCGCCTGGCTATCGCTGATAACTCCGCTAATGTCATCCGTGCAGAAATGATTATTCCTCCGCAGGTTGGCGGATTCTGGTTAAGAGAAGCCGCTCTGTATGATGATGATGGCGTTTGTCTGGCCGTGGCCAGCGTACCGGAATCGTACAAACCCCAGCTTGCCGAGGGATCGGGGCGTCTGCATGCCCTGAACCTGTGGATTAAGGTCAGCAATACGGCCGATGTGAAAATCACAGCTGACCTGTCGCTGGTCATGGCAAGCGCTCAAGATGTAGAAAAAGCCAAAAATGAAGCGAAAGATTATGCCGATAAGGTCGTCGGGGATCTCGACACAAATATTCAACAGGCTATCGCTAATGCGGTTAAATCGGCGGTGAGTGATGCCTGGGAACTGGATAACCCCGTCGGAACCACACGTTTTTTTAATCAGAACCTGAACCCGAATGAACGCTGGCCGTGGTCCCAATGGGTGTACACCGGCGAAAACAAAACGATCCGCGTCGGAAAGGCTGACGGTTCGAACGTCGGGCAGAGCGGCGGCAGCGATAACGTCACACTTCAGCAGGCCAACCTGCCCGCCGTGCAGATTGACGTGAGCGGCGAAACCAGCGAGCAGGGAGAGCAGAAGCTGACAACCACGCGCGGCGGTGTTCACAATCATGGTGGGGTGGCCGGTAAGGATGACCCGTGGGAAATTGGCGGTGATGTGCGTCAGCTCTTTAACCCGAAAGAGCTGGGTCTGACCGATGACGCCGGAGAGCACGATCACGAAGTCACAGTACCGGCACACAAACACACGACCACTGGCAAAACCGATAACCTCGGTGAAGGAAAATCAATCAGCGTGGTTGAGGCCCACACACTGCTGATGTGCTGGAGCCGCGTTGCCTGATAAATCCCGGTATCAGTCTGCCCCGATAAGGGGCTTTTTTCTGTCTGCGGTTGTGCCATTGACGGTACAACGGCCATCAACGGCTTGCGGTGAATGATTTCCCTACCATGGGTGAACCCCTAAACAGGAGATTCATTCATGGCGCAAGACTATCACCATGGCGTGCGTGTTGTTGAAGTTAACGACGGCACCCGCTCTATCACGACGGTGAGCACGGCGATTGTAGGCATGGTATGCACCGGCGATGATGCCGATGCCTCCGTGTTCCCGCTCAATAAGCCGGTTCTGCTTACCGATGTACTGACCGCCAGCGGCAAAGCGGGCGAGTCCGGCACGCTGGCCCGCTCACTGGACGCCATCGCAGACCAGGCAAAACCCGTCACCGTAGTGGTGCGTGTTGCCCAGGGCGAAACCGAAGCGGAAACCACCTCCAATATTATCGGCGGCGTAACCGCTGACGGTAAGAAAACGGGCATCAAAGCGCTGCTTTCGGCGCAGTCGCAGCTGGGTGTGAAGCCTCGCATTCTTGGTGTGCCTGGTCATGACACGCAGGCTGTTTCCACTGAACTGTTAAGTGTGGCGCAGAGCCTGCGCGGCTTTGCGTACCTGTCTGCCTACGGTTGTAAAACCGTGGAAGAAGCGATTGCCTACCGCGAAAATTTCAGTCAGCGAGAAGGGATGCTGATCTGGCCTGATTTCATCAACTTTGACACGGTGCTGCAGGCAGATGCGACTGCTTATGCCACTGCCCGCGCGCTGGGTCTGCGTGCCAAAATCGACGAGCAGACCGGCTGGCACAAAACCCTTTCTAACGTGGGCGTCAACGGCGTAACCGGCTTGTCTGCGGATGTGTTCTGGGATCTGCAGGACCCGGCAACCGATGCCGGACTGCTGAACCAGAACGACGTCACCACCTTGATCCGCAAGGATGGTTTCCGCTTCTGGGGTTCCCGCTGCCTCAGCGATGACCCGTTATTCCAGTTTGAAAACTACACCCGTACCGCGCAGGTACTGGCAGACACCATGGCGGAGGCGCATATGTGGGCGGTGGACATGCCGCTTAACCCTTCTCTGGCTCGCGACATTATCGAAGGTATCCGCGCCAAAATGCGCAGCCTGGTAAATCAGGGCTACCTCATCGGCGGTGATTGCTGGATTGATGACAGTGTGAATGACAAAGACACGCTGAAAGCCGGGAAACTCTGGATCGACTACGACTATACGCCAGTGCCGCCACTGGAAAACCTGATGCTGCGCCAGCGCATCACTGACCGTTACCTGGTGGATTTCACCACCCGCGTAAGCGCATAAGGGGGACCCATGGCCTTACCACGTAAGTTAAAACACCTGAATATTTTTAACGCCGGTAACAACTGGATGGGCATTGCTGAATCCGTCACCCTGCCGAAATTCACCCGCAAGCTGGAAAACTACCGCGGCGGCGGTATGCCCGGTTCAGTTGGTATCGATCTGGGGCTGGATGATGGCGCGCTGGATACGGAAATGACCATCGGCGGTACGGAGGCGCTTCTGTTTAAACAGATGGGCAAAGCCACGGTGGACGGCGTGCAGCTGCGCTTTACCGGGTCTATTCAGCGCGACGACACCGGCGAAGTGCAGGCCGTTGAGCTGGTCGTACGTGGGCGCCACAAAGAGGTGGATTCCGGAGAGTGGAAAACCGGCGAGAGCAATTCCACCAAAGTCAGCAGCGTTAACTGTTACGCGAAGCTGACCATTAACGGTGAAGTGCTCTATGAGGTCGATGCGATCAACATGATTGAAGTTGTTGATGGTGTTGACCTGATGGAAGAACACCGTAACGCCATCGGTCTGTAATTTTTTCCTGGCGCACGAGGTCGCGCCAGCCAACCCATAACAGGAAAAGAGCATGAGTGAGAAAACAGAAGCAACGGTGAAACTGGATAGCCCGATTAAGCGCGGTGATACCACGATTACGGAAATTGTGCTGCGTAAGCCGCAATCTGGCGCGCTGCGCGGTACGCGACTGCAGGCGGTGATGGAGATGGACGTGGCCTCTATGATGACCGTGATCCCCCGCATCTCCACACCAACCCTGACCCCGCAGGAAATGGCGGACCTCGACCCGGCAGACCTGGCCGCGATGTCTGTCGAGGTGGTCCTTTTTTTGTTGCCGAAGTCGGCACTTGCCGATTTGCCGACAGCCTGACGGTAGATGACCTGGTGGCGGATATCGCCACGATCTTTCACTGGCCGCCGTCCGTCACTGACGTTATGCCGCTGACGGAAGTGCTGGAGTGGCGGCACAGAGCGATAATGCGTAGCGGGGCCAGCGATGAGTGATAAAAACCTGCGCCTGCAGGTGGTTCTGAATGCGGTTGATAAACTCACCCGCCCTTTAAAAAATGCGCTGGCTGGCTCGAAGGAGCTGGCCTCCGGCATCCGGCAGACCCGTGATCAGCTTAAACGGCTTAACGACGCGGGGAGCCAGTTAAAATCTTTTGATCAACTCTCACAGAGCCTGAACCGGACCAGCAACGAGCTGGACCAGGCGCGGCTGCGTGCGCAGATGATGACGCGCGAACTGGCAGCGCTCGAATCCCCCACGAAAAAACAGACGCAGGCGCTTGAGGCGCAATGGCGCGCCGTATCACGCCTGGAACAAAAGCAGCAGCAGGAAACGCGGCAGATGGCGGCAACCAGGGCGGAGCTGTACCGCCTTGGCATCTCTGCGGGCGGCGGTGCCCGTGAAACAGCCCGCATTACCCGCGAAACGGATCGCTATAACCAGCAGCTGGCAGAGCAGGAGCGGCGCTTGCGGGACGTGGGCGAGCGCCAGCGCAAGCTGAATGCGATCAGGGCCAAAGCTGACAAGATGCGCGACGTGCGTAACAACCTGGCGGGGAACGGTGCCGGGATGATGGCCGCCGGGGTGACAACGGGCGCGACCTTGCTGGCGCCCATTCGCGCCTACTCGGAATCAGAAAACGCCGCTAACCAGCTGGCAGGCTCAATGATGGGACCTGGCGGAAAGGTGGCGCCTGAGTTCATGAAGCTAAACAAGCTGGCAATAGCCCTGGGTGACCGGCTGCCCGGCACCACGGCAGACTTTCAGAACATGATGACCATGTTACGCCGTCAGGGGATGTCAGCGCAGGTTATCCTGGGCGGGCTGGGTGAGTCGGCGGCTTACCTTGGCGTGCAGCTGCAGATGGCGCCGACGGAGGCTGCAGAGTTTGCCGCAAAATTGCAGGACGCCACGCAGACCACCGAAAAAGACATGATGAGCCTGATGGATCTTATCCAGCGTGGTTTTTATGCGGGCGTAGACCCCGGGAATATGCTGCAGGGTTTTTCAAAAATTAGTAGCGCGATGAGTATCCTAAATAAAAAAGGGATAGATGCAGCTAAAACTTTTGCCCCACTGCTGGTTATGGCCGACCAGGCAAGTATGGCCGGGGAGTCTGCTGGGAATGCGTATCGGAAAATATTCCAGGCTGCCCTGGATGCAAAGAAAATTAAAGCTGTTAATGATGATCTAAAAGGGACCGGCATTAAGTTTAATTTTTCTGATGGTAAGGGAGGATTTGGTGGGCTGGAAAATATGTATGTCCAGCTAAGTAAGCTGAGCAAACTTACTCCCGAGAGGCAGATGGCAACAAAAAAAGACCTGTTTGGCAATGATTCAGAAACGCTGCAGGCGTTGGATATCATGATCCAAAAAGGTATTGATGGTTATCGTGAAACAGTAGCGAAGCTGGAGAACCAAGCTACCCTACGCGAGCGCGTCGATGCATCGCTTAATACCCTAGGCAACAAATGGGAAGCCGCTGGCGGCTCCTTTACCAACGCCATGGCGAGCATCGGTGAAACCGTCGCGCCGGTGCTGAAAAATATTGCGGACTGGCTGGGTAATCTGGCGTCCGCGCTGGATGGTTTTGTGAAGCGTCATCCGCAACTGACGGCGGCGCTATTTAAAATTGCGGCCGTGTTTGCCGTGGTAGCTACCGCAGCGGGTGTGGTGTCACTGGCCCTTGCATCCATTTTGGGACCTATGGCGGTAGTGCGGGTAAGTGCTGGCATTCTCCAGCTTAAATTTGCTTCTGCGTTTGGTCTGGTCACAAGAGTAATTGGCGGCGCAGGCCAGGCGGTCATCTGGTTAGGCCGGTTGATGATGGCTAACCCCATTCTGGCGATAGTTGGCCTGATTGCGATGGGAGCCATCTATATCTGGCAGAACTGGGAAACGCTGGGGCCGAAGTTTAAAGCACTGTGGGATGCCATCACGTCAGGGGTGTCAGTAGCCTGGGCTGTGATTAAGCAGACCATAAGCAGCAAATGGGATGAAATTCTGAGTGATGTTGCCGCGCTGCCCGCAAAATTTAAAGCGGTGGGCGGGGCGATCATTGACGGCATCCTGAGCGGTATCAATGAGAAATGGGAAACGCTTAAGAGCAAGCTGGCATCGGTCAAAAGCTACCTGCCGGACTGGATGACCGGCGGCGATAATTCGCAGGGCGCCTCACCGCAGAAAAAGACCCCAGGATTTTTCGCGGGGATGTATGACAGCGGTGGTTATATTCCACGTGGACAGGTGGGTATTGCTGGCGAGAATGGCCCGGAGCTGATTAACGGTCCGGCCTATGTGACCAGCCGCAGGAGAACGGCCGCGCTGGCGTCCGTAGTCGCCGGAATGATGGGGGGAGCAATGCCAGCAGAGGCCGCCCCGCTTCATCCCATGAGTCTGCCGGCAGCTTCATACCGTCCTGTAACAGATAAGCCAGCAGGCAGCCAGCCTGTATACCAGTTTGAAACCCATGCGCAAATTATTATCCAGGCTCTGCCCGGACAGAGTGCGCAGGATATTGCGCAGGAAGTTGCACGGCAGCTTGATGCGCGCGAGCGACGCATGAAGGCGAAGGCCCGCAGCAATTTCAGTGATCAAGGGGGGTACGATTCATGATGATGGTCCTGGGCTTGTTTGTGTTTCAGCTGCGCACGGTTCCCTATCAGCAACTGCAGTATCAGCGGAACTGGCGCCATGTGACCAACAACCGCGTTAATCGCCGTCCGACAACGCAATTTTTGGGGCCAGATAACGATCAGCTGACGCTCTCCGGCGTCCTCATGCCGGAAGTGACCGGCGGCCGGTTGTCGTTGCTGGCGCTGGAGCTGATGGCAGAGCAGGGGAAGGCGTGGCCGCTGATCGAGGGTGGTGGGACTATCTACGGCATGTATGTGATTGAGAGCCTTAACCAGACGAAAACGGAATTTTTCGCCAGTGGAGAAGCCAGGAAAATAGAGTTTTCGTTGGGGCTTAAACGGGTGGATGAGTCCCTGTCTGAAATGTTCGGCAGTCTGAGTGATCAGCTTAGCAGTCTGCAGGATTCTGCCGCCGCCGCAGTAGGGAACATCAGATCCACGGTAGGAGGGTTGCTGCAGTGAGCGAGATGGCTGATTTACTCAACCTCGGAAGCAAGACCCCGGCCTTTCGGATCGTGATTGAAGGCAAAGATGCCACGCAGACGCTGGATAAACGTCTGCTGGGTATGACACTGACCGACAACCGCGGATTTGAAGCTGACCAGCTTGATCTGGAGCTGGACGACGCCGACGGCCTGGTAATTATGCCGCGTCGTGGCGCAGTGATTTCTCTGGCGCTGGGATGGAAAGGCGAGCCGCTGTACTCAAAAGGTAAGTTTACCGTTGACGAAATAGAGCATAGCGGCAGCCCGGACAGGCTGACAATCCGTGCCCGTAGTGCTGATTTCAGGGAAGCGCTGAATGTCCGGCGTGAGAAGTCCTGGCACAAAACGACGGTGGGCGATGTGGTGAAAGACATTGCCGCACGGCACAACCTTAAAGTTGCTATAGGAAATGATGTTGCTGCGATGGCGCTGGATCACCTGGACCAGACCAACGAAAGCGACGCCAGCTTTTTAATGAAGCTGGCGCGGCAGTATGGCGCGATTGCCTCAGTCAAGGACGGTAATCTGCTGTTTATCCGGCAGGGGCAGGGGAAAACAGCAAGTGGTAAACCGTTGCCGGTCATCACTATTACCCGTAAGGACGGAGACAGTCACCGGTTTAGCCTGGCTGACAGGGGAGCATATACGGGTGTTATCGCTCACTGGCTGCATACCCGGGAACCGGAAAAGAAAGAAACGGCAAAGGTGAAGCGCCGCCGGAGGACGACAAAACCCAAAGAGCCGGAAGCAAAGCAGGGGGATTACCTGGTCGGAACAGATGAGAATGTGCTGGTTCTGAACCGTACCTATGCGAACCGCAGTAATGCAGAACGGGCAGCAAAAATGAACTGGGAGCGGCTGCAGCGCGGCGTGGCGACATTTTCTCTCCAGCTGGCAGAAGGCCGCGCGGATCTGTATACAGAAATGCCCGTTAAGGTCAGCGGTTTTAAACAGCCCATTGATGATGCGGAATGGACCATCACAACGTTAACGCACACGGTCAACCCGGATAGCGGATTTACGACCAGCATCGAACTGGAAGTGAAGATTGATGATTTAGAAATGAGCTGATTAGGTTCACAAAATGGAAGTTATGTGTATCATTATGTGATTGAAATGTGCAGGACGGGAGATAAATGTAATGATGAATTGTCCAAAGTGCGGCCACGCGGCGCATACGCGGAGTAGCTTTCGGGTAACGGATCAGACAAAAGAGCGTTACTGTCAGTGCCAGAACATTAATTGCGGAACCACCTTCATCACTCATGAAACCGTAGTGCGATACATCATGACACCTGGAGTTATTGATAATGCCCCGCCGCACCCCACTGCCGCCGGGCAGGGGCATATGAACTTTTAACGTAACAAAAGTTTATTGCAGAGGTTCAATCAAACTGGTTCTGTAAGCGCGTGCCTTTTCGTTTTCCATGGAGCCAGTTTTTTTACATTCAACTCCACCGCCATTAATCCTAAAACCTTGGTCATGGGAAACATTTAACAGAGTGATTTTTTTAATCGTCTCTGGCTTCCATTTGTTCATAAAGTAATCATTGCAAATGCCGCTGAAAAGTGATTCAGCGGCATCTATCAATAATTTTGGTTTGCTGTATTTAATGGTTAGCTCGCCATTGTCCAGGCTGTGCGATCTTGTATCGTAAACAGCAATGAGATTCTCAATAGAGTCTGGGATTTTGTCTGCGAAGGCGCTTTGAGATGCGACAAGTAGCAAGGCCAAAAGAGGTTTTTTCAT